ACCCAGATCAGTGCGATCACCTACCCACCTAATCAGTCTGGTGTTGGGATGGTCACGACCTGCTCCCATTGGGGTTGGTTTCATCTCGTATTTTCTTGCTCTCATTTTCTTCTCCTAGTTTAATCTGCCCAGCTTGTATCAGTTAGCTGGTGTTCAATGGTTCTGTTTCTAAGCTGCTCGTTCTGCTTGTCTTGCTTGGCCTTAATCATTTCATGGCGTTCTCTATTCTTATCAGCTTCCTTGCGCTTCCAAGTCCTAACACACGCCTGCCAGTCCTTCATCTTATTCTTGCCGATCATCCAGTTCTTACTGTCATAAAAATCAAGGAACCCCTGTGGGTCTATGTTAGCCTGACTTGCATTACAGTAATCAATGACTTCGGTAAGAGTTGGTTTAACAAACGACTTCTTTACCTTTTTTTCTGGGGTGATAACCCCCTTATTCATTGTATTATTAGATGTATTATTAGATGTACTATTATCTATTAACTTTTCTTCAATAGGGTCATTAACTTTTGTTATAGAGGTATGTAACTTTTCTTCAATAGGGTCTTTAACTATTCTTATATACCTATGTAAGATTTGTTTAGTACCCTCTGCATACTCAAGTTGGATCTGAATGTAACCTGCATCCTTCAATGCGCTTACCCACTTGCTCACCGATGTCTTGCTAACTTCATACAAACCAGCGAAGTAATCATTGCCAGCCCAGCAGTATCCCTTCTCATTGGACAGAGCAGTTAGCTCACCATAGAGTAGCTTGGCATTAGCAGGTAAACGCTTATCGTATCTGACAGATGCAGGGATGATTGCGAAGTACCCTTTCTTCTCCATACTATTCTCCTGCTGCTACAAACTCGCTCAACTTAATACCGAAGCTGTCTGACCACATCTTCATAGTAGTTAATGATGCGCCTCGATGACCGTTCATTACTAGGCTAATGGTTGCCAGGTTCACGCCAGACTGGCGGTTAAGCTCTGCTTTAGTCCAGCCCTGCTGTTCCATATAAAAAGATAACGCTTTAATAATGTTCATGCTTTGTTCCTTTGTTAAGTGAGGTGACATAATAGCAATCGGTAAATTCATTTGCAATAGGTGTTGGTAAAATAGCAAAAACCAGACTACTGTATAAAAAAACAGTCTTTACTTTTCGCAAACAAATCTGTACAATGGTTGATGTAAGCAAATTATTAGGAGTAATGTATGGCTACGAAACAGCAAGTCCTTGCGGCAGTCAAAAAAATAAACCCAGACATCTATATGCAGCATGATGATTGCGGGGTTTGCTATCAGACAGACTTCTTCTTGCCGGAAGATTCAGAAAAAATCTTTTGCGGTTCTGGTGAGAAAGTATTTTGCACCTCCAGCTACTACCCCACTGGCAGCAAGTCTGAATACTGGAGCCATCTGCTTACTGAATACATCCACTGCGGAATGATTAATTTGCAATAGGTGTTGACATAATAATTTGCCTGCTGTAAATTACAAACTCAAACAACGAGGAAGAAACTATGAACTATCGAGATGAAGACCCCGCAAGAACCAGTAGCCCAGACGAATGCTTCAATAGCTTTATGAGTGACATCACTGGCGGCAGATCAGATGATCTGGAAAACTATGAGAAGCGCCCCTTGCTACCACTACCCACCCAAGAAGACTTGGATTATGAGAAGGAAAAGATGGAAGCACATAGAAAGGAAGTTGATTACTTTATGCAAGGCATGATTGATCGCTATGCCCGAAGCAGTAAGCAACGTGATATGATGTACAAGCAACATGGAATTAAAGGAGAGTAACATGGGACAACGTGAAAGAATTATCGAACACTTCAAAGGTGGCAACACCATCACATCGCTGGAGGCATTCTCATCACTGGGAGTGACCCAGTTAGCCAGCAGAATCTTTGACCTAAAGCAGCAGGGATACGAGATAGACTCGACTCGAATCAAAGTGAGCAATCGCTTCGGTGAAGAATGCAGTGTGTCAGAATACTACTTGGTAGGAGAATAAGATGATAAGCACTGAGCGATACCTAACTCGATCTGAATTTCTTCTTACTTTCGAGCAAGAGCTTCACCTAACAGACCTTGATCGCGGTGACAATGATTGCCGTCAGGGTCTTCCACACAAAGAAGGGCAGTCAAACGCCTATGACATTGGATATGGCAGCCGCTATGTCTTTGAGCAAATGAAATCAGCAGGAGAATTTAACTAATGAAAACAGAACTAGAAGATGCCATTGAGCTAGTGGAAAACTTGCAAGAAGTAATGACAGAGGCTTTTGTGATAGCAAAAAATAAACACGATAACCTGAAAGCTAAAGAGTTACAATCAGTGGTGGAAGGCATACAGTTAGCAAAGGACGCTCTTTTTCAGCGTCATAAAATTACAACAGGAGAAGCACTCTAATGACTAATAAAAAATCAGTATGGGCAACACTGTCCGCAATCGACTGTTCAGCTAAAGTAGAACAGAAAGGAAAGCTAACCTACCTATCATGGGCTTGGGCATGGCAGACCCTGATGGAACATTATCCCGACTCTACCTATGAGTATGGCGCTCCGAACGGTATGACTAATGACACAGCAGAAGTTAATGTGGCTGTAACAGTAGAGGGTGTAACACACCGTATGTGGCTGCCAGTTATGGATAACCGCAACAAGTCTATCGTCAACCCTACCACTCGTGATGTCAGTGATGCTCGTATGCGGTGCCTAGTAAAGTGTATCGCCATGTTTGGATTGGGAATATATATATATGCTGGGGAAGACTTGCCCGAGGCTACCAAGACTGAGGTGGTCAGTGAAGAGCAGTCATCAGAGATCAAAGCACTACTTGAGTTGACAGGTGCAGACGTTAAGCAGTTCCTGAAATACTTTAAGACAGACTCTGTAGATAATATGCTGGCTGTCCACCACACCAGAGCTATTGCCGCACTACAGGCAAAAGTAAAATGATCATCCTCACCGATGAGCAGGGTTCCCCTGAGTGGCTTGCCTCAAGACTGGGCAGGCCATCAGCCTCTAACTTTGGGAGACTGGTAACAGGTAGTGGTAAGCCTAGCAGTTCAGCAGAGTCCTACATCAATGAGATGATAGCTGAGAGATTGACTGGTAGAAGCAAACCTTTCTACACTAATGAGCATATGGAAAGGGGCAATGCCCTGGAGCCAGAAGCGCGTGAAGCCTATGAGTTCATCACTGACTTTGAGGTTGTCGAGACAGGGTTTATCCTGCATGACAGCGAGGAGTTTGGATGTAGTCCCGATGGCTTAGTTGCAGAACAAGGTGGTTTAGAGATAAAATGTCCATCTGATTCGGTACACGTTAGCTACCTGAGAGCAGGTAAGGTGCCATCAAAGTATTACCAGCAGGTGCAGGGTTGCTTATGGATTACTGGCAGAGAGTGGTGGGACTTTATGAGTTACCATCCAGAGATGCCACACCTATTAGTGAGAGCGCACCGTAACGAGAAGTATATTGAAGCGATGGCAGAGCAAGTTGAGAAGGCCGTCAAAACCATAGTAGAAGAAACGGAGAGATTAGTATGAAAGTTGGATTAAGCATTAAGTTAGACGTAACAAAGATCGACAAAGAGCGACTGTTTGAGGGTGCCAAAGGTACTTACCTAGACCTGACTACCTTCATTGATACTGCCGAGCAAGACCAGTACGAGAACAATGGCTTTGTATCTCAGTCAACTTCCTCTGAGGAACGTGAGCAGGGCGTTAAGACCCCTATCCTCGGTAACGTAAAGGTGTTCTTCACTGATGGTGATGCTGCTCCAGCTAAGTCTAAGGCCGCAGCCCCTGTCGATGAAGACATTCCATTCTAATGGAAGCCCTTGGTGCCGCCATCTTCATAATCGGAGTTGGCGGTATTCTCACAGGAATGATATTGCTGACTATGGATGAGCATAAGCAATGGAAGAACCGTAAGTTGAGAGAGCAAGATGATGAAGCCTAAAAGCTACAAGATAGTTGAGATGGCTGTTGACCAAGGCATAGGGTTTGGATTGAACAGAGCGTTCAAGCATACAGATGAACCCACCAGAGAGCAGATACACGCTGAAGTTGAGCGAGAAATAATGTTAGCACTCTCTGAATACTTTGAGTTTGATATACCATTACTGATATAGAATCCATGAATATGTATCATTATATATCATCAACGATAGCGAGTATAATCCGCCCCTCTTCTACTACTGGGGGTTCTATCGTGACCATCGCAATCATCATCGTAATCTGTGGCCTAGCTGCAATTGCATACCAAGACATGGCCTCCTAACGGGGGCTTTTTTGTATCTATATGTATACAAAGTGCCATAAAGTGTACATATAAGTAGACCGGAGTAGATTATGAAACACATGATTATCCCTGACACGCAGGTAAAACCTGGCAGTGACCACTCACATCTGAGGTGGGCAGGGCAGTATGCAGTCGAGAAGAAGCCAGACGTTATCATCCACATCGGAGATCACTGGGATATGCCTAGCCTTTCGAGCTGGGATGTAGGCAAGAAGTCCTTTGAAGGTCGTCGATATGTACATGATGTTGAGTCAGGCATTAACGGAATGAGAGCGTTCCTTGATCCAATCAGGGAAGAGCAGCAAAGACTGATCCGCAATAAGGACAAGAGATGGAACCCTAGGCTTGTCTTCACATTGGGCAACCATGAGCAGCGCATACAGAGAGCAATCGAGTCAGACGCAAAGCTAGAAGGTCTGATAGGGTACGATGATCTGATGCTA